TGGAGTAGGTTGTGGTTGGTAACGATAACGGAAGTAATCAGCCATTCCACCACCAACAGTTTTAACTTTACCCATTGGCATGAAGTAAGCAGATGTAATTACGCTTGAACCTGTGTAAGCCATAACATCTTGGTTAGATAATACTTTAAACGCTTTCAAATTGAAAGTAAATCCACCATGTTTGAATTTCTCAACTTCTAAGTCAACTTCACGACCATCAATCATGATACGACCTGATTGGATACCATTTTGATAAGAAGGACCACCAACTACTGGAGTACTTGTAGCAACACCAGAAGAAGGTAAGTTTTTCAAGAAGTCAGAAATAGTAGCAACAGTTGCATTAGAACCTGCAATCATATACTCCATTGGAGAACGAGCAGCAATCAACTGAGCTTCAATGTTAGTTAAGTCAGCTAAAGTGAATGCACCAGCAGTAGCAGTACTACCATTGATACCATAACTTGTAATATAGCTATCCATACCACGAGTAGTTTGAGTAGCATAACTTTGAACAGCAGGATAGTTAACAGAAGCAGTACCTTGGAAAGTAGCAGAAGATGCTTGACCTAACCACAATGCTAATGAAATATCACCACGGTGTTTTTGTAAAGATTGAATGTTTTCGTAAGGTAAGATATATGGTTTACCTTGGAATTCTAATTCAATTTTTGACATGTTTTGAACGTCAGTAATTCTCATTGTATTTCTGAAAATCTGAGTTTGGTTTGTCAATTTGTTAACTAACCAACGACGTTGTTCAGGAGCATCAGAACCCTCAGGTTGAGCATTTGAGAACGCAGATAGTTTGTTACCAGCAGCAGCAGTTAAGTTGCTACCATCAACTGAAGTAACAGTAATTTGACGAGCAGAAGCACCTTTTAAAGAAACTTGACCTACATTACCGTTAGTTGTTTTAACTAAGTCACGGTTTAAGATAAAGTTATAAGATGCATTACCTGCTGTAGTATTAGCAAAAGTAATAACTAATGTAGTAGTACCAGAACCAGTAATTGTAGCGCCTGTTAAATCTAACAAGTTGTACAATTTGTCATTATACATGCTATAGTAGATTGGCATAGAAGTGGTTTCTTTTTTACCAGCTAACCATAAGAAATCTAACCACTCAGCATCGTCTTGAGTGTCTACTAATTGTTTGTAAATATCACGTTGGTCTAATAAAGACGTAGAAGTGATTAAGTTTGAATTACTCTGGGAGACGTAAGGTTTATCTACAGCACCAGAAGTTGAATAACCGAAAGGTAAATTGCTACCTGTAATTGGTGTACTTGGCATTTTGTTTAGTTTTTAAAAAGTTATTGTTTAAAATGAAAATGGTTTCCCATCTATTGATTTAATTTTAAGTGGATTACTACCTGATGGAATAGATATGTTATCTGACACTTTTGTGTTTTTTAACTCATCATAGATTCTTTTTTCTCCTTGAGAGCGACCAAGATTGATTAGTGCTTTTTCAACCCCTTCCATACTTGCAGCATAATTAGCTACCTTATAGAATTTGTTCATATCCACTTTTCCATCTTCGCCAACAAACATAGAGAAAAACTTATTGCTATCTACAGCTAAACTTTTTAAGTCTACGTTTTGGTTAACTTCGTAATTTAACTTTGTATCCCCTACACCGTATTGCAACAATCTACTTGTCTCAAGTTGTTTAGTTGCTGGGTGTTCAGAAACATACCCGTTAAATTCTTCCACTAACTTTTGCTGTTGAGCTTGTTGCTCTTGCAATTTTGCCTCTATACTATTAGGGTTGAACTTTGGTTGGTATTGAGCCTGCTCAGCTTTTAATCCCTCTCGGATTCTTTCAACTTGCTGTTTCAATAACAACTTACCTACCCTTTCATCAGATTCGTCACCCGAACCCAAATTAAATTCTCTTTGTAGTTTCTTTTCAAGTAAAAGATTAAAATCATCTGGATCTAAAGAAGGGAATTGTTTTTGCAATTCCATACCATAAATCTCCTCATCACTCATAGCATCATAATCAATGTTTGTTGCAATTAAAAACTCATCTAAAGATTGGTTTTTATATGCTTCTACTAACTTCTTAAAATACTCATCTTCTTTTACTCCTAACAAGTCATAAGGGTCAACTTCAACTTTTGCAGTTTCATCTTTTGGCTCGTCCCTATATATTACGCCCTCATTTTCCACAACTGGCTCACTTGCAGTTTGTTGTGGTTCTACCTGGGTTTGTTCTTGCACTTGCTCTTGTGGAGCTTGATTAAAGATACTTTCTGGTTCTTTATAATCAATCCCTGATGATACTCCTTTTAATACAATCTTGTCATTTGCAGCAGGTGCAACTTCAGCAGCTTGTATTGGTTGTTCTACGGGTTGTTGAACCGTTTGCTCAGCAGTTTGTTCAACTACTTGAGCTGTTTCTTGTGTAGTGTTTTCCATTGTATTTAGTTTGTGTTTAGTTTTATAATACGCTCATTACTAAGCAGATGCTTGTTCTAAAGCTTCAATACCTGTTGCTGGGCCTTCTTGCTCAGGTGCAGCTTCAGGTTGCTGTTGCTGCATTTGAGGTTGTTGTTGAGGCCCTTTAGGCATGAAAGAAAAAGCATTTAAGTTAATAGGTAGTTGTTGACCTTGTTGAGTTTGTGGCTCTACAGTAGATTTTAAATCTGCTTCAATATCAATAGCACCCATTTTACCATCTAAGTTTTCTTTCAATAGCTTAGTTTTATTATCTCTTATATTTGCAGTATCTCTTTCTTTAGCTTGTACATAAGAAGATTCTACTCTGCCGCTTGCTGCAATTCTTTCTCTTTCTAATTCAAACTCACCTCTCAATTGAATAAGCTTAGCTTCCATTTCAGCTTTAGCTTGGACTAATTGAATCTCTAATTGATTTTGCATTTGAGCAGTTTGTTGTTTAGCTTGTTCAGCAACCAAAGCAGATTGTTGTTGTATCTGGCCATTTTGTTGTTGAGCTTCTAACGCTTCTTTTTGTCTCTTCTCGTTATTCTTTTTAACTTTATAAGCTAAGAATAATTCAGCTTGTTTTAAGTTCTGAATGTTATTCATACGGATAACGTCATCAATAGTAATTTGACCAGACTGTAAAGCTACTTTCATTAGCTCATCTAACTTAGCTTTTTCTTCAGCAGTAGGCTTGTCTACTATCTGAATACCATATGTATATTTAGAAATCTCAGGAGATACTTTTAAGAACTCTACAGTTCCTGCTCCTAATGATTTAGCAAAGTCTTCACCATAACCATTTTTAATAATATCTTGAACTCTAATAATAACTGACTCGGCAAGACTTTCTGTTAGAAATCTATCGCTGTTGTTAATATCACCTAATGCATTATTAGTACCTGTAGCAGCTAAATTAGCTACAGTTGTTAATAGCTTAGGATTAGGAGTTGAACCATCTGTTAATTCATTTAACCCAAGGGTTTGACGAATCATGTCAATGTTCTGATTGATTAAAGTCCAATACTCTTGGATAGCTGACCCAACTCCTCCTTGCAATTCTTCAACTGCTTTCATCCTATTGGTTTGTCCGTTAAACGTAGTAGAACGAGTAACTAAAACCCCTCTTTGGAAATACAAGTCAAGAATATCTCGTGGTGTCATTTTCTCTCCCCCACCAGATAAACTTACCTCTTCCAAAGCAGATAAGTCAACCATAAACCCTTTTGGTACGGCTGTGTTGAGTTCGTGTTGCAATCTTGCATATGATAGTTGTATAGCATCTGCGTATGGGATAATAGCTTCCATACGGCTAAATGTTTTCATATCAAAGAAATCACAAGCGTTAATATGGTAGCTTGATTTAATACGAGCTACATTCAACGGGTCTCTTTTCATATCATACATACGACCATAGTCAAAACAAATGTCAGTACCTACAACCCATTTGATTCTATAACCACCTTGGATTTGCTTTCTTTTGTATTTGTCTTTCTTGTTATTGTAATCATCAAATGATGCTTTACCAAAAATAACATTACCTCGTTTGTCTATTCTTTCTTCTCTTACGATATCATCAGTAGAATAAATTTCTAAATCTAATACCTGTACTTTACCTTTATTCCAAAAATCAGAATAACTACCATAATAAGCATTACCTACTGGTTGAGATGTTCTCCATTGATAAGTAACTGCATATTGATATAAAAACTCAATATCAGCTTTAGTAAGCTCGCCATTACTCATAGCAATAAGCTGAGACACTGGACATTCCATAATCTCACCTACATATCTTAAATCTCTAAAGTCAGGATAAGTACAATAACTGATAATCAATCTACGAGGGTCAACTCTACGAGTTCCTACTAAATTGCCATCTCTGTAATCTTTATATACACCAACCCCATAATCAAACAAGTCTTGAATAACTTGTCTTCTCATTTCAGGGAAATCATTTTGGTCAAATGTTAATTCAACTGCTTGTTCAGCTTCCATTGAAGTTCTATGGCGAATACCAAGTTCTAATACTTGTAACCCGTCTAAATCATCTGGTTCTCCTGGCTCTTGTGTAAGTAATGGAGATTGGGTTAATTCATCAAGACCTACATCTTTCAATGCGTCTTTAACTTGAATCTTTGTTTTAATTGCTTGCAACTTAGCATCAATCTCCGTAGAAGCAAAAGCATCTACAGGGTCAATTTGAATACTGTAGTTTTGCTTTTCTAAAAGGCTTAATGCAATTCTTCTAAACTTAGGGATAATAGGTAATACAGACCAGTCTACAACTAATGTGTTATTTGTAGGGTCTTGGTCAGGAGTTAAGATTCTTTTATACCTATCTGTTGATTGTCGGCCTTGAGCATAAGTTTTAACCCATTCGTATTTATCACGGCTTCTCCAACCAATTGAGCCAAATGGAGTATCTCCATAAGCTGAAAATGCTGCACGAGCATATTGTAATAACCAAGGTTTTTCTCTTTTTACTTTAGGGTCAACATTTTCATCAGGGAAACTAATTCCTACTGAACCCATTAATTGCGGTGATTCCATATTTTATTTTTGCCCTCTCGGCGTTTAAAATTATCAATATATTACGCTCATTATCATTGTTAATATCTACCGAATAACCCTTTACCATTACTCTTTCTAAAGAAAGGTAAATAGTCTTCTATTTTAGCTTCTTGCTTTACTTTATCTGGTGAAAAGTTAATATTAACCATCATTGTTAAAGCATAGCCAAAAGCCATGGCAGCATCATATTTGGTTGTTTTTTCTGGGTTGAACTGTAACCAATCTTCTATTAATTCTTCAAAATAAACCGTGTCTATATGGTCATTAATGAATTGGTCTGTAACCTCAGATATATATGTATTGTTTCTATTTGTTGCAGCTATACCTGGTTCTTTATTGCCAGGAATAAAATAAGAGAAAGGCTTATACCCTCTTCTTTCAAAGTAATGGATAATACCTGGTTTCTGATTCTCTATTAGTGCATGGACTCCATAATAAGCCAATGCCATTAGACAATCCTCATAAAACACCTCAGGGCTATCAGGCCTGTTTACATAAAGCAAACATGGACCATTATCTACAGGTGATTCATTTAATGGGTTATACTTTTTCATTATACAAAGACTACCCATAGACATACGAGACCTGTGAGAGTCCGATACTTCTTTGTGGTCATAAGGGTCAATACCTGCTGTATAGTTTTGATTATTCAATGGCATAAACCCATCTCGTGATGGTTTAAATTGATTGGCTTGAGAACCTGTTGGTAAATAGCTTACTAAGAACTTGCCATTAGGGTTTTCTGTAAATACTACTTTAGTATCTCTAATGCCATTCTCCCAACCAAAGTTACCTCTTTTAACTTTAGTATCTGTCCACTTTAATATATCTAACCTGTCATTTAACTTAATAGGGTTATAAACACATATAGAACTATCTACTTGGAATGCTTCTTTTTCGTCTAATGGTTCTTTTCTTTTAGCAGATGATAAAGCCCTTGGGTCTTCTCTTAATGCTAATCGTTCTTGCAATATATCTTCTCTTGCTTTTTCTTGGTTTGCTCTACCATATTGGTCAATAAACCTTGTTCTATCAGCAGGAGTAAAGAATCTATACATACCTGTTTTGGTACGTTTTCCTATTTTGTTTAATTGGTCAGAACCTTTCCACATTTCAAAGAACTCAGCACCACCACTTTCCATTTCCTCTACCGTTGTGGTATGGAGTGCCTTACCAATAATTCTACCCTCATCGTCCATCAAACAAAACCTTACAACGTCCCATCTTTTATTTACATCTACATTAATAGTTTTACCAACCTCATCGCCAATGTATATACCAAGCTTCTGTCCGTCATATGCACCTTCTACTGATGCTTTGAAATCTATACCACTCATTAACTCATCACCGTCTATTTCAATTCTACCACTATTAAATCTTAAACCTGTTGCAGGAACTTTACCTGTATTAGGCAAATCGCTTACAGGTCTAAAAAACGATGGCAATTTTCTATATGGGTTAACAATAGCTTTTCTAAATACAGCCTTGGCATCATCATCTGTTTTGGATTGTATACCAGCCCAAAAGTTTTCAGAGCGAGAAGCAGCCTCCAATGCAATACAACCAGCCCTATATGTTTTACCACTACGACGTTTAGTAACCTCGGTTAATCCAAATGCTGTATCATCTTCTACTGCATATTCCCATGCGTAAAAAAACTCCCTATCTACGTCTCTGTATTTAGGTAACCCAATATCCAAATGGTAGCACGATAAGTAAAACCAATGGACACCTGTTATGTATACTGCTTCATTATTGTTTTGATACCAATGACCACTAAGTCTGCGTATCCAACAATACTCTTTAAATTCAGCTAAGTCTGGGTGAATGTATTGTGGGTCTTTCTTTCTTTTATCTTTTTCTTCTTGTTCCCACTTTTGGTATTCGGCAAAACGCTTATCTACTTCCCAATAGCAATACTGACTTTGAGTAGACCTTTTTTCTATTCCAAAGTATTCTTCCTTCTTGGTAAAAGGATTATAAATGTACCCTTTTCTTGGCACATAACAATCTAACCCTTGTATGTTATAAAGCTGTCCGCCTGTATTCTTTATCATCGTTTCTTAAATTGTTGTGCTACTTTCTCAGGAGTAAATATGTTTCTTTCATCAAACTCGTCTTTCAAATCATCGTCTCCTGCAAATAGTCTTGAATAAAGATTGTCAATCTTTTCAATCATATCGTGCATTTGAGTTAGTAGTTTATTTTTAATCTCTACGGCTTTTAAAATATCTATTTCTTTTCCCGTATCATCATCTTCAATCTTTTTATTTACTCTTTCAGTATACTCTATAAATGTAGATTCTAAACTACAGATTAAACTCCAAACTCTATTGTTAACTACTCTTGTTAAAAAATTAATTGTTAACTCATAGCTTAAAGCCCCTGTTAAACTTACTTCTTTCTTTGCCCATATTTTTCTCCTTGTTACATCGCTGTATTCTTTTACTGCTGGAGAGTTATAATCGTAAACCCAAGAAAGAAATCTCAATTGTTTATCTACGTCAGCTGTGCCTTGAAAAGTGGCAGGCATAATAGTTTCTAACATTGGATATGCTTCCAACATTGGCTTCTCAACCATAGGGTTAACTATCATTGCCTTTACTTGTTCTTTTGAATATCTATTCTGTGCCATGTGCAAGTATTAATTCTTTTTTCATTATCATTCTTTTCTTTCCATTTGGAAAGTTATAATAACTTCTATATTGTTCATTGAAGTAAGCTATGTTACCTTTTGGTATTGGTAAGTCACCTGATACAAATACACCACATCCTGGTCTTACTTTAGCTTGGTATGCTTCTGGTATTATAATTAAAGATGATTGTACCTCTTCCACTTTAGCATCATCTAATACTACCCATTGTCCAATTCCTTGCCATTCACCATCTCTTAGTACAGCCATAATCATCCAATCATCAGCTTCCCAAACTATTTCATCATTGTATCTTTTAACCCTGTTGAACTTTCTTTCTCCGTCAACATTCCAATAGTCAGCTACTAACATATAGCTAATCATTACTTCTTCGCCTGGCTTAATATCAAAAGGGTATCTATCCCCTACGGAATGAACGATACCCTTAGTGACTGCCCATTGTTCTGGTTCAAACGATGGGTCTATGTATAATTCCACACCGCTTTCCATTTTAATTTTAGATTGCAATGCTTCAGGTAGAGTAACAAATACAGTTGACCCTACAGGTTTTAATGTAGATTGTGTTTCCATTGTGTTGTGTTGTGTTGTGTTCGCAAATATACGGAAATATCCGATACTATACTATTTCTTTTTCATACGGCCAGCCATAGCTTTTTTCATCATGCCAGCTTTGCCATATTTTTTCATTCCTACTTTAGCTGCAATTGCTGCACCTATTTCTTTTGCTTTAGCAGCAGACTTACCTTTTTTCATGTACTCTTTTGCTGCACCTTTTGCCAATGCTTTAAATCCTACTTTAGTTGATTTTTTCTTTTCCATTTTATAATTGTTTTATTTGTTAGCGTCCTTGACCACGATACTGTTTAGGGCGTGGCGTATGTTTATTATATGACTTTTGTGCTTTTCCTTTTTTACGAACACCAAAAGTTACTTTATTTGAGTTAGCGATTTGTTTTGCCATTTTTTTTGCCTTTAAAGATTTCTACAAGTTCTTGTTTAGTATGTTGCTTAGGAGCATTTGGATTATAATACGTTTCTGCAATTTTTGCAATCTCTGGATTTTTCTTAATTACATTTTCTCTTAAGTCTATAATCTGTTTACCATACAAAGGATTTTTTACCATATTGATTCCAGACTTTGGCAAATCTACACCATATATTTTAGACATTTCAAATCCATGGTAACCTTTTTCTGTCTTAGGATATATATTACCTAGTCCATTATAAGCTTGTATTAAGTGTTCTTCATCTTTATAACCTAATGACTCAGCATAATTTTTCTTTTCAATTAATGCTCTTACTAATTCATCAGCAGCATATTTATAATCAGTATCTATATTTTTACCTGGTTTTATTTCTTCAGAAAGTAATGATTTAATTGATTTAGGGTTATATGTTGTATGGCCTAAATTTACATCTTCATTACCAAATTTAGTTTCTTGTAGTGCTACAGACAATGCAGTATATGGATCATAATTATATCTTTTAGCTGCATCTAATACATGCTGTATAACTCTTTTATCATATTGTCCTGAAACTAAATCTGTTTTAGGATTCATTTCTTTTTGCGTAGTTGCTCTTATTTTTCTTGTATCTTCCAATGATAATTTACCTTTACCCATTGGTATAGGTACACGCTCTTTAGGCAACTCATATTTAGGTGTAACTACTTCTGTTGAACTAACATCTACAGTAGGCATTTTAGGTTTCTCCATACGAGCAACCTTTTTCATCATTTCAACAGTTTCTTTTTTAAGCTTAGTCATTATACTACCACTTTACTTTGTTAGCCCAATAAGCAGCACTCATTTTACCTTTGGAAATGTTCTTAGCATGGCGAGCTTTAAATGAAGCTCTTCTTGCTTTTTCAGAAGCAGTCTTAGGAGCTTTGCCAGCACCACTAACGCCTTGTTGACCAAAACGAATAAGTTTAACTTTATTGCCTTCTTTAGCAAGTACTGCATGGCTTTTCTTTGGATGACCTGGAGTTCTTTTAGGTTTGTTGTAACCTGCAAACTTTTCTTTACCTTTGTTTATCATTTAAATGGATTGTATTGTTAATAGTTAGTTTAATATCATTTGAATCATAATGACGAACTCTTCCATCGTTCTTATCGGCCACAACCCATATTGTATTTTGATGTATTCCATAGTCTATC